CTGATGATGGTCAGTCAAAGGTAGAGTTTAAGATGGAGCCCGTAGAGGCGGGAATTCAAGACTCATCTTTCAGAAACTATAGGATTGAGAATAGAGATGAAATCCTTATGGCCCACAGAGTTCCAGTAACTAAGGTTTCCATGGGGCAGGGAGTAGCGCTTGCTGCTGCGAGAGATGCCGATAAGAACTTTAAAGAGCAAGTTACAAGACCAACTCAAGATTATTTCCAGAAGAAGATTAATAAACTTGTTAAAGAGTTCACAGATATGTTTACTCTTAAGTTTAATGAACTGACTCTTACAGATGAAGATACTCAATCTAAGATTGATGAAAGATATCTTAGAATGCAGGTAATCGTTCCAAACGAAGTTCGCTCAAGAAAGGGTCTACCAGCACTTGACGGCGGTGATACTCCAATAGTTCTAAATGCCCAGGCAAGAGCAGAGCAAAACACACAAGCAACAAGAAATAGGAACAGAGATCAGCAAAGACAAAACAATTCACCAGACTCTAGTGGAGAGGCAAGAAATCCACAGGGCGAGGGTAGAGTTGTGGAATAATTGTTGAAAAGTTTTTGTATTATTTGAAATACTTGATAACATTTACTTAAGATGGAAATTAATAAGTCTTACTGGCATAGTGACGGCGATAGGATTAGCCTGTCTGTTCCGTTTTTCAAAGTTGATGAAGAGCGTAGAATAGTATCAGGATTCGCCACATTAGACAATGTTGATAGGCATAGAGACATTGTTGATACCGATGCATCTCTCAAAGCATTCGATCAATTTCGTGGCAATTTAAGAGAAATGCATCAGCCTATTGCAGTAGGAAAAGTAACTAACTTCAGAGAAGAGCAGTTTTTTGATAAAGAAACTGGTCAAACCTATCGCGGAGTATTTGTAGATACTTATGTTTCTAAGGGTGCCCAAGATACCTGGGAAAAGGTTCTTGATGGCACCCTTGCTGGCTTTTCCATCGGAGGCAACATCACTAAAGTAGATCAAGTTCAAAAGGGTGACGATATGATTAGAGTCATTAAAGAGTATGAACTTGTTGAACTATCATTAGTTGATAGCCCCGCAAACCAATTAGCAAATGTTTTTGCTATTCAAAAAAGCGATGACGGAAACTCAGTTACTGGAATTGCCGTAGACTTAAAGATGGACAATATTTTCTGGTGTGAAAATGATCAGATTGCTATAGCAAAAGATTCTGACTCCTCACAATGTTTAATTTGCGAAACAAGCATGACAAACATTGGATGGGTAGAGTCAAATGACGTTGCTAAAAATGAAGAAATTGGTAAGGCTGTGGATAGACATATTATTAAAGCAGCCCCAGGATCTCTCAAGACTGGAGACTTTGTTTCTTGGAATTCTAGCGGAGGAACTGCTAGAGGTAAAATTCAAAGTATCAAAACTTCTGGGTCTATAAACGTTCCAGGTGCAGATGTAACAATAACTGCTGAAGAAGATGACCCAGCAGTACTTATCAGAGTTTACCGAAAGTCAGGAGATGGCTACGAGCCATCAGATGTTCGTGTGGGCCACAAGATGAGTACCTTGAGAAAAATAGATGCATTGCCTGGGCCAACGAATAAAGTAGCAGAGCAGGCAGATGACGAAACCAATATTGAAGGAGGTGCAGTAGAAAATATGGAAATTGAAAAGAATGAAGACATTGACTTAGAAAATGAAGTAGAAAAGAATCGGATTGTTGGAGGAGCATTAGACGCAGCAGGCGCTGTTGAAGCAGAAGAAGGCGTTGATCCAACAGAAGTATCTGAAGAAGAAGTTGAAATTGAAAAGTCAATTGAAGAAACAGACTTAGAAAAAACTGCAATCTCCGATGTTGAAGTAGAAGAGCCCGACTTTGTGAAAATGTTGGACGAACTTAAGACTTTCTTCGGAGATAATTTAACCAAGAGCGCAGAAGAGACAAAGAATAGTGTTGAAGAACTCAGCAAGACTATAGACGCTCGCATCACAGAATTGGCTGAGAAGCATGACTCACTCAGCAAAGCAGTTGAGAATATCAAAAGTGCCGTTGACACAATCGAAAAGCGTGTCGATCTGGTCGAAAATGAAACTGCTGTCAAGAAGTCCCGCGATCTGGAAGGGTCAAAGGAAGAAAAAACAATAAGAAAAGGTATTTGGTCCGGCTCTTTCCTCGGCGTTCGTGACCTATAATAACCAAAATTCGAAAGGTAGGTGAAAAGCAAAATGAGCAATGAACTTTTACAAAAAGTAATCGACACAACAGAGGTTGGTGCAGGCGGTGGTGGCCTTTTAAAGCCAGAGCAATCAAACCGTTTCATTGACTACATGTTTGACGCAACAATCTTGACAAGAGTCGCACGCACAATTCGTATGCGTTCAGACACAACAGAGATTGATAAGGTAGGCGTTGGTGAGAGATTAATGGTTCTCGCAACTGAAGGCACTACAACAGGCCAGACAGATCGTGGAGCCACCTTCACAAAGGTATCACTCACAACAAAGAAACTACGCCTTGACTGGGAACTCTCAAGCGAATCACTTGAGGACAACATTGAAGGTGCAGATCTTGAAGATCATATCGCCCGTTTGATGGCAACACAAGCAGGTAATGATGTTGAAGACCTCGCTCTCAATGGCGATACAGCCCTGTCTAGCAATAACTTACTCAAGGCATTCAATGGCTTCCGTAAGTTAGCACTCACAGGTGGATATGTTGTTGATGCAGGCGGTGCAGAAATCAGCAAGGCCGTATTCAACAGTGCCCTCAAGGACATGCCACGCAAGTACAAGCAACGTCGTAACCAGTTGCGCTTCTTCACCGGAAGCAACTTGGTTCAAGACTACTTGTACAACCTTACAAACATTAGTGCAACTCCAGAAGATATCGCTTCTAGCATTCTTCGCGGAAACCCAGCATCACCAGATGGAGCCCCAGGTGGAGTAACACCATTCGCCTTCGGCATTCCAGTTGTTGAAGTTCCACTAATTGATGAAACTCGCGCAGGCGACTACTCAGGTGCAACAGGCCAGCATGGTGAAGTTCACTTGACATTCCCACAAAACTTCATCGTCGGCATTAAGCGCGATGTGACAGTTTACCGTGAGTTCAAGCCAAAGAAGGACACAATCGAATACACACTCTTCATTCGTGTAGGTGTGCAAATCGAAAACCTTGATTCCTTCGTAGTTGTTAAGAACGTTAAGGTCGCTTCCTGATCTAACTATTAGCACTAGCATCAGGGGAGGAGAAATCCTCCCCTTTTGCTATTTCTGATATAATTGGTGAAGAAAGAAAGGATAAAAATGTCTTTTGCAACAATGAAAATTAAAGAACTTCGTGAGGTTGGAGAATACTTCGGGGTGGAACTTGAAGGTCTTAAAACTAAGAATGAAGTTATTTCTGTACTTACTGAAGAAGGAATCTCATACGAGATGTATTCAAAGTTCTTAGGTGCAGAGAAAGCGGAAGTAGATGTTCCCGCACCAAAGGCCAGCAAGAAGGCTGGGGATAATGCAGTCCTAGTAAGAATGGATAGAGAAAACCCAGCATACGAGATTAATGGCTATAAGTTTACAAGAGAGCATCCATATATAGCAATGTCTCAGGAAGACGCAGACTTTATTTTTGATACTCAAATTGGATTTAGAATGGCTACTCCAAGAGAGGTTCAGGAATACTATAACTAAATCGGAGGAATAAATGATAGAAATTTATACTGGTAGAGTAGGAACAATATATTTAACAACCTATGAGGATGGGTTGCCTACTGCGCCAGATGCAACTCCGACAGTTGTGGTAACTGATGCCTCATCAGGACAATCAGTAGCGTCAGGATCTCCAACAATAGTAGATTCAGACTATCCAGGAGAGTATACATACAACTTACCATCGTCTGCTACTTCTGTAGACAGAGTTCTCAAAGTAGTCTGGTCATATACTATAAATTCTAGACTAAATCAAGAAACTGAGTATGTTTATGTTTCTACTCCCTATGCTACTCCAGATGAAATTTCTGCTGAATTAGGATTCTCTTCTAGACCAGAAGATCCTAATTATTTCTCCTATGAAAAAATTGTGGGAGCAGAGCGTGTGGCCCGTATGATGATTGATAATTATCTAGGGTTTTCTATAGGAAAGTCTCAAGGGTCCGTAGTGGCCTATGGAGGCGGAGCAGACGTACTTTTATTACCATCTAGGATGATCTCAGTATCTTTATTAAAAGAAAATGATGAGACCGTTATAGACTCTTCTACTAATTACAATGTATTCGGCTTTAATGTTGAGTTAACAGAAACATCATATGGATTAAGAATCATTCCGCCAAATCCTGGAGATGACGTAGATGAGCAGGAAGAGTTTGATTATACAGGTCTAAGCAAGGGACGGTTCCGCGACGGGTACAGATATGAAGTGTCTGGTGTACTAGGGTGGAATTATATTCCAATGGAAGTAAAGCAATCCACATTTTTGCTGGTAAACGACTTGCTGTGCAGCGATAGTATCTGGAGAACAAGATACGTTAAGAAGATAAATAGCGGACAAATGTCAGTAGAGTTATCTGGAAAGGCACACTTCGGAACTGGCAATGCAATAGTTGACGACATTCTTCAAAAGTTTAGAATGATTCAGGCTGTGATTATTTAATGTATGGATGCATCAGAAGTTCTTTATTTTCAATGTCGGCAGAAGTTCTTCATCAAATAAAGGATCAAGATTCAGACACTAACGAGATAACAAGACGTTGGGTGGTTCTAAAACCTATCTCCTGTGCGATTATTCCAATTACAGAAAGCGGAGGTTCCGCTACATCTGATAATAAAATCTTTTCTAAAGAATACATAGAAGAATTAGAAATAAAAATGCACACCTCAGAACAATTAAGTAAAAGATGGCGAGTTACTAGCATAAAAAATTCATCTAAAAAAGAATTGTATAAAGAAATAGATAGAATTTCTCAGCCCAACACGATCTTTGAAGTTTATGCATCGCACCCAATAGTTGACCTATTTGGTAATGTTCAGTATTATGAGAATCATCTTAAGAGAGTAATGGTCCAATCAAATGATTAACCTAAAAATTACTCCAGAGTCCCAGGCCGAATTGTTTGCAGAGATAGATAAAAAAATAGATGGAATGAAAGAACTAACCACTGCATATACTCAAAAAGAATTAATGGATGTAGCATTTTCTATCGCCGCACTAAAGTTTGTAAAAACAACTAATATGTATGCACGATCAAATAAAAATGCATTCCATCATGTCTATGAATGGCAAGAAGTAGGAAGAGAGTCTGGAAGATTGTTTAGAATTATTAAAAGAAGCGGTTCCGCAGGCGCTGCAACTATATATACAAGATTTAATAATTCTAAGAAGCAGGCTCCAATAGCCCCAGCACTAAGAAATCCTGGCCCTACAGGAGCAGTGGTTAAGAGAAGCGGGGTATTTAAGGATAAGGCAAATGTCATGGAGTCTGGAAAACCAGTCCAGTTTATAACCACTAGAACTATTGCATTTAGTCCAAATAACAGAGGCATTGTATTCGTACCGACTGGAAAAACAATAAGTATTAAAAATCCAGGAGGAAACGATGTAAAAGGATCTTTTGGCAAGCATTTCATTGCATGGTGGAATATCAATTTCCCATCCATTTTAGATGACTCTGGGGTTATTGTTAATATCCAAAAAAATGTTGCCAGAGCATTGAATAGAAAAGGTGCAGGAAGATCAGCAGTCAGGGAAGCAATATTTAGATCAACATCTGCATACAAAACTGTTGGGAGTATTATATAATGGCTGATTATACTAAAAATGCTAGGACTGTCATCAACGGGTTCTTGTGGAGCGAATTAAATGATTCTGGAATAATGCTAGCAGAAAATTATAGGCCAGATGGATTTACTAAAGGAATAGTTCCTATTGTACCGATACAAGAAATACCTGAATTCAATAATCTTATACCAGATCAGCCATACATCACATATGACTATGAAGTTGAAGGATATGGAGATCAATGGTGGATATGTGAAGAAAGAATGCTTTACACAATAATTTCTACTAGTATTTCTAAGATATCTGAAATAACAGAATTCATGATTGATTTATTTAGAAGACTAGATGATTCTGGTAAAGATGTTCAATTATATAATCCTCTAGATGATAAAATTAGATTTTATTCTGTAGGGCTCAACAACGCTACGGCCCCAGCCCCATTCGAACAAGAGGGCGGAAGAATGTCAGGGTCGGTAGAAATACAATATAAATATGCAAGAATTTTAGATGGAGACGGAAGATTCTCCTAACCTTTGTCTTGTAGACCGTTCATGCTATTATATAAAAGAGGAAAGTGTCAAACCAGATATCAATCATATCTGAAAGGTAGGTGTAATAAATAGATGGCCGATAAGGGTGAAGTTCGTAATATTATCGTCGGTGCCGCTCAGGTTTTTATCTCCAAGGGTGACTCAACAGATACTGCTAACTACAAGAAGGTAATGCCAGTCTTTGGCTCAACAGCCGCAGCAACATACCTTGAAACAACAGCA